TCCCAGTAGCATCCCGAGGCGCGGGTGCGGCTACCGGTTGTGCGGCTTGCGGCTCGGTCGGTGCAATGGTTCCACGTGGAACCTCTGCTACTGGCGCAGCAGCCGGAACCGGCTCATTACTCAATACTTCGTCAAGAGTGCTCATAATCAATTTCCTTTTCGCCCGATAACCCGGCGGCGGCTATGCCATCATTAGCATCATCAACAAAATTTCTTCTTCCTCGCTCCTGATCTTCTTGCGAAGCAGGACGCCGATTTCAAAATCCACCTCAGCAGCCGACATACTTTCTATCCGCCGTAAAACCGGAATCTCCAGCGGAGCGCGGGCTGCAATTTGCGCCTCTTGGTGCAGTTGCGCGCTTTCCTCGACGCGCTGTTCTATCGTCGGCGTGGCCTTTCGATCCACCAAACCGGTAGGCTTGAAGATGGTTTCCCGGCCTTTCCTGCCGTCATTACGGCCGCCCTTGTAAGGGGTTGGAACGACTGGCACCCCACCGGAATTGAAAAACTCTCCGCCAAAGAAGCTACCGCCGAAAAATGAGGTGGCCATTACGCGACCTTCTGCATAATCACGGCTTTGTAGTTCCTCACCAGATCGGCTTTGGGTGTTCCAGCTAGCGCCACATTATCCATGTCGTACTCTTCATCGATTAATGCCTGCTGCAACCCGCTACCATGGAAAACGCCAAATATCGGGAACATGCGGAAGGTGTTGATTACCTCAGCGCAGGCGTTCGACATAATTTTGCTGGTCTGGTACGTCACCCGACCCGCGTCCCATGTATACCCGCCTTGCTTATGCCCGTAATGCGTTCCTGCGTGGCGTTTCCCGTCCCGGATAGACCCATCCATGCCGTGAATCTCAAAATGCCGGTATCCCAACATCCCGCCCACGTGCAACGCGCAGAGTCCCACGGTTGACCCCGGATGAATCATTAGCCCTCCGGGATCGTTATGCGCTATCCAGTCGTGCGTATCTTCCGACATGTAAAAGTGAACCAGACTGACTTTTTGCCGTTTCAGCACATTCCACGTTTCGGGATTGCAGCAGGAACCCATGATGTAATGAACACCATCGACGGGTGGACTGATGTGCTTTACCTTGTGGGGTCGAGGATCGCAGTCAATATGGTAGTCTGGCACGATGCCGCGATTAGCCAGAAAATGCAGCGCACCGGAAACCGTGATGATGGGGCGCTTGATTGTTTTCCACGTATCCTTGAGGCTCGGCCCATAGCATACGATGGAAATGGACTTTTCATCGTCGATAGGCAATTGTTCCAACGCTGGAATATTGTGTTTGAGCGCCACCGCCATCTGTGCATGACGGGTTTCCGTAGGCAGCGCGGCGACGAGTTGAAAGGGGATTTTCATTGCATCGCCCAGATAATCCCCGCGCCACCGGCGGTAATAGTAATGCCTGAACCCGTCGCTGTAATCTCTGCCGCGTAAATCACCTGCAATGTTCCGGCAGCGGTAAAGTTGGCCACGCCCTCAATCATGGCGTAATTGTTGGACAACGTTGGCGCAGAAGTCCATGAAGAGATTAAATCGCCTGATCTGGCTATAAATGCCTGTGATTCACCACCCACACCACCGCCCGCAACAGGCGCTACTGCTCTAATAGAACACGAGGAAATAGCCGGGAACAATAGTCCCATTTTAATCCCGATGGTTCCCAAGCCCGAATTCCATGGAAATTGAAATCGAAACATGTGTACGCCGGTAGTAACGGCAAATAACAGTGACGGATGCGTCAGTGTAGTGGCTACCGATGCAGCGGCGGCAGCAAGCGCCACTACACTGCGCGCACTTGGACCACCGCCAGCCGGGCCGGTCGGGCCGGTAGCGCCAGTCGTTCCCGCTCCCGATGGGCCGGTAGGCCCTATAGCACCCGTAGCGCCAGCGACACCAGTGGCACCCTGCGCGCCAGTGGTACCGGCACCACTAGGGCCAGTTGGGCCGGATGGGCCGGATGGGCCGATAGCGCCCGTAGCGCCCTGCGCGCCGGTAGTGCCTGCACCTGTTGGCCCGGTAGGGCCGATATTGCCCTGCGCGCCAGTCGGGCCTTGAGCACCGGCAGGGCCACTGGGCCCGGATGGGCCAATAGCCCCGGTAGTGCCCGCAACCCCCTGTGGGCCGGTCGGGCCGCTGGGGCCGGATGGGCCAGATGGGCCAATGGCCCCCGTTGCACCAGCAACGCCTGTAGTTCCCTGCGCGCCGGTTGCGCCTGCAATCCCGGTAGTACCTTGGGGGCCGGTAGGGCCAATTGCACCCGTAGAACCCGCGACGCCGGTCGTTCCCTGCGCACCGGTCGCGCCTTGTGCGCCGGTTGCCCCGGTAGCACCCGCCCCGCCAGCACTCCAACTGCCGTCACCATGCAGGACATTACCAGTTACACCGTCGAGAGACAATTCCGCTACATTGCCAAGTCCAGCAATGGAATGTGCTTCCTCCCATGCCGCCTCACCAGCGGCACTGAATGTGCCATCGGCAGGAGTTGGGTGAGTAATGACGACGGGCATTATTGGATCGTCGTGTTAACGGTCGCGCCGCTGATAACGCCGTTATCATCACGCTGCACCCGTCCTAACGATACCGTTTTTGGGCGTTTTGCCAATTCCAGTGTTTCCAATTGGATTTGGGTACTGACCTCTTGCGCTTGCGCCATGCTTTGCAATGCCTTTGCCAGTGCGTCGAATGCCTTGGTAATGCCCTTGGCCGGCGGTTCTGCCTTGGCGGCGGACTTGGATTCGGTTTTTTCCTCCGCTGCCTCAGCCGCCCTGCTTTCACCGTCAAGGCGAATTTCTTCCTTGTCGTTTGCATCCTGTAAAAACAGTTTGTTTTCTTCCAACGTCTGTTCGGCATTGGCGATATCGCGCTTTAGTTGGAGTTCCGCGAAGGCTTTTTTCCTTGCCAGATCAAGCTCCTGATCCTGCACGTATTTCTTGAGCGCGAATTCCTTTTCCGCGATTTCCTGCTTGTGCTGCAACTCTGCCATGCGCAATTCGGCATCGGCCTGCGCCTTTGCCATACCCTCGGCGTCCTGCTGCTTTAATTTCTGGTTTTCCTCGGTGACTTTTTGCAGTTCTTCGGTGAGCTTCTGGCCTTCTTCCTGCATTTGCTGCATCTGTTGCTGAACCTGCGGCGGAACCTGCGGTTCTGCACGCATACGCTTGAGTAATTGTTCCTTTTTCGGTATCGCAGACGACTGAATCAGGGCTTCAATCAGCATCGGCGGTGCGCCGGACTTGATAACCTCGGCCAAACCCTGAAACTGTTCTACTTCAAGACTTTCCACGTCAGGGGCGTCCGATATGATGATATCCACATCCAGTTGGGCAACATCATTTTGTCTGCCGACGGATTCCTTCATCATGGGATCGTTCATAATCTGCTGTTCGAGCATCTGCAACTGCTCCGGCGGGATTCCCTCCTGCGCCTTCGCCTGCATCAATACCTGTTCACCACGGGTCATGGGGCGATTCAAACCAACAAATTTCACGTTTTGCTCGTCGTCGGTAACACGAATCCACTTTTCATCCTTCCAATACTGACGAATTCGGTTCCACACTTTCCGATAAACACGAATATCCAATGCCTTGAGGCCGTCGAACAGGACAGCCACTTCGGTTTGCCCGGCCTGCTGGCGTTGCATCAAAGCCCTTCCGCTGGAGGGGCCTTCCAGTTTTCCACTCATGGCGGCATTCACGCCTACGGAATCGATTTCCTGCTTAGCCTCGGACAGAAGATTAAATTGCGCCGCCGCCATGTCGCCGGTTTTGAGAATCTCGAATTCCATGCCGGGAACGGTTTCGACGACGCCGTCGGGCTTGGCAAGCTCTGCCCTGACTTTGTTGACATCATCAACAGCGCCCTTTTCAAGATGCACCTGTCGAACACTCATCAGGTGCAATGCCTTGCTGCGCCGCTTGTTTACCTCATCCTGCACGTCAAGCAGTTGCAGAACAGCGCCATAACGATTGCCTTCCCGATCAACGAATGCGCTTTGAAACTCGTACGGCCATTCAGCATTTCCGTCCTCATCCTTATAGGGCGAGTCAGCAGCCGCTTTGAGATAACCCCCGCGTGTAAACGTCGCGTATTTAATACGCCCGCCGTCACGATAGTAGATCTCAACGATCTTCACACGGCGGCGCGTGTTATCCATCCATCGCGGTTTATCGTCATAGGTTTCTGAATTCGAGCTGAGCATGTCCTCCAGAACGTCTTTTCCGTTTGGATACAAAGCAGCGGCTTCGTCGTAGTCCATCCATATAACCTGACCGAGATAACGCGCATCGGAGAAGTTTTTCCGTCTGGAATGCGGGTCATGAATGATCCTGTCCCACGAAATGTAATTGATGCCTATCCTGATTTCCTTGCCGACGGTCTCGGCAATGACCTCAAGACCCCCGGTACCCTCAATGGCGTAGTTGTCAAACAAGGATGAGCGTGTTTGCGGATAGGCGTTGTCCTGCAACACGTAGCGTACGGCCTCGGTAGCGGCGTCGGAATCCTGATTGTGCCTGGGTGTGCGGGGGTAGGCTTTTGCGGTGGTGCGATTAGCCTTTTCCATGCCGGAAAGACCGTCCATCTTGGGTTTGATGCGGTTAATAACTACCGGAGCCTGACCCCTGTCCCGCATCTTGGCTTCTTCGGCGGCGGTGTATTGTTTGCTGTCATAGTAATCACGGCATTTTTCGGATATCTCACGCGCTCCCTGCGTGGTTTCCTCTGACTCATTCACCCATGTACACAGAACGCCATGATCGATTTTCATTATTATGCCCTTATGACAATTCCCGCGCCCTCATCCCGCAGCGCGATGTAACTATTTTTTTCAAGATATTTTTTAGCGAATTCTATCAGGGCTTCGTTCACCTTCTTCTGCGCGTAGGCGTCGAACATGTCCTGCATATGAGCCGGTATGTTCATTTCACCGTTGCGGATATTCTCGCAAATCTGGCAGACATATCCGTCAGGATGGTCGGTATAACCGCCCTTGTGCAGCAGATCGATGTGACTGCGGCAATCAAGGCATTGGGCGGATTCATTCACACCGTTTTCCATGATTCCGCCTGTGGTTTATCCGACTTCGCAAACCAGTCACGTTGCGGTCGTTCCTTCTTTTCAACGTGGCGCATCCAGGGGCGACTCATCGCGGCGTACATTACATCATCGCTACAGTGATCCTCCTGATCCGTGTCGATGGCCTCACTTTTTATCCCGAATCGATGCTCATCCATCACGATATCCGGCATGGTGCGCCAAAATCCGGCATGGCAGTTGCTGGTAGCGAACAGCATCGGCCCTTCTTCGCCGCCCGCTATTCTGTTCCGCACCTCAACATACCCGCTGTGCCTTGACCCCGGCCCCTTCGTTGCCGGCCGGAGGATGCAGCCAAAGCGGTTAAACGTCTCCGCAATCGACGGCCCCCCGTCCACCTTCCACATCGAAGAATCCGCCACCCGGTAAGCCATCACAGCACCATCCTCCTTCGCCAGTATCCCCTTAGCGACTTCCGGGGCTTCCATCCTCAGACCATCATTCGGCGTCTTATTCCACCCGTACCACTCGTCATAACGGATCATCGCGCCGCGGGGAACCTTGATCCCGCCCATCGTCGTATCGTCCCCGGAGATGCACCACATCCCATAACTAAACGGCCTTGCAGACCCCCAGTCAAAAGAACCAAACTTCAACCAATCCCCTGGCGGATCAAACGGCTCCAGACAGTGCGTATCCCTTCTCAGCTTTTCAAACGCCTGCCCCGCAATAATGTCCCAATCCCCATCCAGCATCGCCCTAACCAGCGAGTCCGCACCCAACCCACGCAGCCGGTTCTCATACTCAGGATCATCTTTCGTCAGGTGCGGGTTGTCAGAAAGCCGCGCAGGTATAAACTGCCGCAACATCCCCCCCTCCTCCGGCGACGTCCTCCATATCTCATTCGGCGGCTTAGGCGAAATAAACGTCCGCTTCACCCACGCATGACCAATCGACCCCGGATTCGACCCCGCCTCAATTCGCGGCAACCTCCCCTTATACTTCGCCGGAATCTTCAATCCAGCCAACCGAACCCGCGACCTCAAAAACCGATACTGATATTCAGAAAAATGCGTCAACTCGTCCGGCAGCAAAACATGTATCTCCGCACCGCGATACTTCTCCACATCATTCTCAGAATCGCAATAACACAAATGCAGCATCGAACTATTCTTGAACTCAAACTCATTCTCTTGCGACCGATACTTGCATAACCCCGCCGTTATCGCTGCATCCAGCATCACAAAAAAACTCGTCGGCCCCCTCAGGTGGTTATCCCTTAAATCCGGCAGCGTCCGGCGAAACAAGTAAACCTGAATCCCAGGTACCTCAAAGCACCACCTTATCGCCGACGCCCTCAAGTAAAATGACTTCCCCCCTCCCGCCGCACCACCATACAAAACCTCAGTCGCAACTGTAGTCAGCGCCAGCGCTTGCTTCGGCTCAAAGTCTACTATCATTTATGTTAGCGGTTACTTACTTTGTATGCGGTAGTGATGGCTGGAGGATGGGGATATACCCCCACTAGCATAGCCC